GGGAAGTTTACCTTGTTACGGTAACCGGTAACAAGCTGGCCTCCTAGAAGCCTGACCTGAGCGTGGTTGAATATGGCGATGGCAAGCCTGTATATAAGCTCAGATGCCCACGTGTTACAAGTGGAAGATCACTAGTTGAGGTTACTCCTAGTTGATGCGCATGTAATTCTCCTACTTTAAGTAGGCATTCCTGTCTATAATCAATATTGGAAACCTAGTAAGTCGGTAGAACAAGTTGCCAACAATTGGGTTAGTTGTGTTGGTCCTAAAAAGTTATAAGACGTCAAATGGGGGTGGTTCAACGCTCTCGACGCAAACCTCTGTAGCAGTAACCAACTGATTTCAAGTTGTGCAACCTCTATTCCTATGTCCTTCTTTGGACATTGTCGATCCGCCATTTTGTTTCCAGGGCAGATATCCCAATGCTAAACCTTAACATAAATAATAATTTTAGAGAATTGCGTCAGCCTTTACTCGAACCTGAAGTGGAAATGGAAGAAATTCCAAATGCCGCTGCAGGTCAGCAACAAGTTAATGTTGCTCCTCATGGGTTACCACGCCCAGCCCGAGGCCCTATTCGTAACCATATCCGATATAGAGAATTATTTAATAATCTATTTTGTTTTCGTCCTTTTGTTGGTCAAGGTGTGCGCCTGAATGATTTCAGACCGCAACCTGTAGTTGATATTATTAATAATGACGACGAAATTGTGCGAATTCCAGTTGATAATGGTCGTTGTAGGCATGACCACCTCGGTATGTGTCCTCATTGTGAAGAGGATTACAAGAATGAATTGTATAATGGATTTTTTAGAGAAGATGATGATGGAAATCAAATTCGAGAACCCTATAATGTTCCCAGGCCTAATATGAATGAACCTATTTATCACCGTGTTCGTGGTGTTAATGGAGGCTTCTTATTAGATAATTTTGAGAATAGAACTGTCTTAGTTTCCACAAAAAATTTTCGAGTTCCTTACACTATTTTTTATGGTATCGAACAAGGAAATCTTTGTGATGAATGGTTTAAATACCAACCAGGTCTGTTTTATGGATTATTTTTTAAAGAGGTTGAATTGGTAAGTTCAGTTGTGTCTGAATTGAAGGCTTTTTGGTTAACAAAGAGCTATGATAAAGAACAATTAAATTATAAGGATTCCGTCCATTATTGTCGCCATCTTTTGCGTGATGCTTACTTAGATGAGAAACTATTTTATGATACTATGCATTATGCCCCTCTTCTGGCTTATTATGAAGCTTATTCAGAACAGAAATCCACTCGTTCCATAGTCACTGAAAATTTCATTAGCAGAAATTATTTACCATTTTTATTTTATTTTTTTGCTATATTTCATTGGTTATGCATGGGTGGTGTTTTGGAATTTTATACTCCAACTTTGTTCTGTGTACTATTTTATATTGCTATCAATTGTGGATTTGGTGGAAATCTATTAAATCATTATTTTGTCACACATTTTGCCATTCAGTTTTTATTTATGTTAATCTCTATTTTAACTAAATTATTTTCATATTTTTTATTAATTCATTACTTTTATTTATTTTCTTATTCATTTGAACTTGCTATGGCAGTAACTTTCATATTTTCTTATATTATTATGGGTCTTCTTCATTCACCCACTTTTCTTGTGGTAGATAACCATGTACGCAATGACAACGATGGTAATCCGTTTTTAGTTCTTGGCTGGCACCAAATACGATCGGTTTTATCCTTGTCTGTTGTTATTGTAGGCCTAATGATGGTCTTTATATACCTCTGGTTATCTTATTTTTATTCATATCCTTTGGTATGGTTAATTAATTATCTATACCCAATTCTAAATCGTTGGATGACCCGTTTTTCTGTTAATCGGCGGGTTGTGTTTATTCCGCCCTTATTATAAATGTCTTGTACATTTATTAGTAAATGGCGTCCCAACATTAGAATTCT